AGATATATCCAAATACATTGTTTAAATTAAAGGGTGAGGGTGAAGAGGCTGGAGACGTTTGGATTAAGTATTTTAAGGATGGGAAGATGCAATCATGTCCAGCCAAAATTACATTCGATGATTATGACGAAAATAAATTAAAATAACATCAATTTAAAGCCAGTGGTTGTCACTGGTTTTTCTTTGAGAAAATTATAGACAAGTATAAAAATATCATTTATAATAAATTTAACAAAACAAAAGAAGGGAGCGATTCCATGAACAGATATGAACAAAGAAAACTTGAAAGAGCGCATGTTCTACAACAAATTGATTTAGCTTTAATTTGTGGTGATCAACTCTGGTTTTATCAGCTTGTAAGTAAACTGAATGGACTTCGAGAATATCATACATACACCATGAAGAATGGAGAATTGGTTAGGGTTTAAACATATCTTTTTAATGGAGGAATGGAATATGAAGGTTGAATTAATGAGTTTCAATATCCAGAAGGATATGAGTTATGACATGGGTTACAATTTCAAGGAATATTTACGTGGACACTTTAAAGTGAAAGTGGCAGCAGAAGTTGGGAAGGTAATGGCAGACACCATTTACCACAATGAAGAAATCGAAGTATTTCTCTCAAGAATGCCCAAAGATATTCAAGAGGACTTTCAAAAATTATGGGATAAAGTTAACAATTACATTTTAAGTAAGTCAGTTTAAAAGACAAGTTTTATTTAGAAAAATAAAAGGAGGTACATATGGAGTCACTATACTTAGTTAAAGTAGAAGCTGGAGCCAATAACAATAAGTATTACCGGATGATTAAAAATGGAGATACGTTTGAGGCTCAGTATGGTAGAATTGGAGTTTCAGGATACCAGACTAAAACATATCCTATTTCTAAATGGGACTCAACTTTAAAGAGCAAATTAAAGAAGGGATACGAAGATCAGACTAGACTTGTTGCTGAACCTGTAGTAAAGAAGAAAAAAGAGTATGTCGATATATCCAATACAGTAATTGTAGCCATTGTAGATAGATTGCAAGCAATGGCAAGGCAAGCAATTCGAGACAACTACACAATTTCATCTAATAAAGTAACTCAAGCCATGATTGATGAAGCACAAATAACATTAAATAATTTAATTGTTGCTGAATCACTAGATATGTTTAACAAAACACTAATTGTATTATTCAAAACCATTCCAAGAAAGATGAGAAACGTAAGTGACCACTTAGCAAGAACTACTAATGATTTTGCACGAATCATTCAATCAGAGCAAGACTTATTAGACGTTATGAAAGGTCAAGTTGTTCAAGTTGCAATGGATGAAAATAATGAAGAAGACTCAACAGTACATAACCAAACAATTCTAGAAGCAATGGGATTGGTATTTGAAGAGATAACACCAGACGACAGAGAATTGATCAAACACAACATGGGTTCAATTAAGGATAAGTTTTATCAAGCTTGGAGAGTTGTTAATCTTAAGACTCAAGAGAAGTTCGATAAATTTGTTCAAGTTAATAAGATTAAAGATAGAAGATTACTTTTTCATGGGTCAAGAAATGAAAATTGGTGGAGTATTATTAACACAGGCTTAGTTTTAAGACCATCTGCTGTGATAACGGGTAAGATGTTCGGACATGGCATCTACTTTGCTCCAAAAGCTCAGAAATCATTAGGTTATACATCTCTAAGCGGTTCCTATTGGGCAGGAGGAAATGCAAATTCAGCATTTATGAGTTTGTATGATGTAGCCTATGGAAAACCATACGATGTACATTCGTTTGATCCTAAGTATTATGACTTTAATTATGAGAAATTACAGCAAGCATGTAATAGAGCCAATTGCTTACACGCTCATAGTGGTAGCATGTTAAGGAATGATGAGATTATCGTTTATAAAGAAGAACAGTTGACCATTAAGTATCTAATTGAATTAAGGTAATGCGAGTAAAAATATATTACACATTAAATTAAAAGGAGATAAGTACATATGAAAACAAATAGCAAAGCTAGTCAAACAGAAGTAAAGGAAATCATCTATAAGCCAACTCTTCAATACTTCACAGAGACTTCTTCACTAACACCTTATACAAAAGAAGATTATTTCCGAATCCCTGAACGCAAACAGAGAATCATTCACACTAAAGATGAGACAATTGTGATTCTTGATGATGGCTCCAGAGGCGTGGCTAAGTGCAGCACAAGAGATGAATATAACAAACTTACAGGTATTAAGATTGCTTACATTAGAGCCAAAATTAAAAGCCTAGAGAAAGAATTGAAGGAATTGTGTGAATAGAGATGGCTGTTTCTCATGATTACTCTCAATTAAACAATGGAAACATTGGTGTTTATCAAATTAAAAATAAAATAAACAATAAGATTTATATAGGTAGTAGTTTTGATATAGGTGAAAGATGGCTCAGACACATTAGCAAATTAAAAAGAAATAAACACCCTAATAAATATCTGCAAAATTCTTGGAATAAATATGGAGAAGGCAATTTTGAAATAAGTGTCGTTGAAGTACTGAAGGATGAAATAGTATATAAAGCACAATTATTAGAATTGGAGCAAAAATGGCTTGACTTACTACAACCATTTAAAAAAGAAATTGGATATAACATTTGTGTTACTGCTGGCAGTAATAAAGGATTAAAAATGTCAGAAGCAACAAAAGAGAAATTGAGAAAAGCGAATCTTGGTAAAGTGACCTCCGAGGAAATTAGAAAGAAAATAAGCGAAGGTGGAAAAGGTAAGAAACGAACAAATGAAACGAGAAGAAGGATGAGCATTGCATTCAAAGGAAGAGAACATGGAGAAGAAACAAGAAACAAAATAAGTAAAACTAAAAGAGATCAAAACAGAAAACATACAGAAGAGTTCAAGAGAGAAAGAAGCATTTCTCAAATGGGAGAGAATGGGAATAATGCGAAACTAACAGTTAAAGATGTTATACTTATTAAGAAATATTTAAATGAAGGAAACACAGTTGCAGAGATATCAAAAATATTTAACGTACACTATACAACAATAGACAGAATTAAAAAAGGAAAAACATGGAGAAATATCAATATTTAGAGGGGGAACCAAAATGAAAAACATTCTAAACATCATTCAAACAATCAGCAATACCAGTTCTAGAAACGACAAAGAGGCTCTATTAACAAGTTATAAAGACAATCAACAACTAAAAGACATTCTTTACTTTGTATTTAATCCATATATTGTTACCGGACTTGCAGACAAAAAGTTGTCTAAATTTAAAAATACAAGTGTAATCAAATCAAATAAACAATTCGATGACATCTTTGAAGTAATGGACTATCTACAAATACACAACACTGGATCTGATGAAGTGGTTAAAGCAGTACTACAATTCATTAATAACTCTGAGGAGGAATATCAAGATTTCTATAAGCAAATTGTAACTAAATCATTGAAAATTGGTATGCAGCCAAAATCAATAAATAAAGTGTTAGGTAAAGGTTTCATCCCAGAGTTTAATTGTCTACTTGCAGAAAGTTATTTTGATGAAGCTGATAAGTTGAAAGATGAATTCATTATCACAGATAAATTAGATGGTTCGAGAATGTTAATTATCAAGGAAAATGGAGTTATCAAATGTTTCTCACGACAAGGACAGCCGATTTTAGGGCTAGTAGAAATCGAAGAAGATGCTAAACAATTACCAGATAACTCAATGTCAGATGGAGAAATATTACTTGATCTAAACTTACCTAGCGCAGAATTATTCCGAGCTACACAAAAGGAATCACGCAAAGATGGAGAGAAAAGGAATTTAGTATTCCATATGTTCGATCACCTTCCTCTGAGTGAATTTAAAGAAGGTAAATCAAAGAAGGATTGCTTAACTCGTAAGACTGAATTACATGATATGCTTCAGAAATTAGATTTAAAATGGATCAAAGAAGTCCCAATGTTATATGTAGGCAGCGACAAAGAAAAGGTTCCAGAGTATCTAAACAAGGCTATAAGTGAAGAAAAAGAAGGTATCATGGTATCTACCGCAAAAGGTCTTTATCAGACAAAGAGGACTAAGGATCTTCTTAAGGTGAAGAAATTCTCAACGGTTGACCTAAAAATTGTGGGCTTTGAAGAAGGTGAGGGTCGACTAACAGGAACGCTTGGAAGAATGAATGTAGATTACAAAGGTCATGTGGTTGGCGTAGGCTCTGGCTACAGTGATTCGGATAGACAATTCGTATGGAATAACAGAGACAACTTACTTGGAACAATTGTGGAAGTTCAATTCTTCGAAGAAACCAAAAATCAAGATGGTGGAATATCTCTCAGGTTCCCAGTATTTGTTCGACTAAGAGATGATAAGACAGAACCTAGTTACGTGTAGGAGGGCTATATGAGTAAACGCAAGAATAAAAAAGTCAAAGAGATGCCAAGTCAAATTGGTGTCTCTGACTCCAAAAATGACAAAATTAAATGGCTTTTAGATGAGGATAAAATTATAATTGACAAATTATATAGTACGCTACTTAAATACATACCGACTGATTTTAGAAGTGAATTAATTAAAGTGCATGAAGAAATGATGGTAAGAAGAGAAAGGAAGTTGACTGAATTGTTGAATTTAAATTGGGATGAAAATTGGTAAAACACAATATATAGTGTATCAATAAACATATACACACTATATATAGACATAAAAATACAATAAAAGCCCGATTTTAAAGGAGGATAATAATGTTTAAAAAACGTTTGAAGCATTCAATGTTTGTAATTGGAATGTTTTTAGTTGGAATTGCATTTCTAATTCTTTGGGTAATACTTCTAAATTACCTGCGTGTATATGAAGGTTTGAGATTCTTAAGTGATCATAAAGAATACATAGGATGCATTGGAGTATTCTTCTTATTTGTTTTTCTTCTTTACTTACTAGGAAAGTTTATAAACTGGTTATTTATTCAACCTTTTCGGTATTGGATTAAAAATAAATAAATCACTTGTTTTAAGGGAGGTATAATATGCAAAATTTATTTGATATGATGTTCGGTAAAGTTGACGAAAACAAACAATATTACGATGCAGCAATGTTTAGAGGAGACATCGGAGAATA